TAGGGAAACCGCCATGTATTTATAAATAAAACACTTACTAGAATTTCGGTCACGATGTATCAAACTTTCGGTCACGATGTATCAAACTTTTACAGGTAAATCATTGAAAATAAACAACACTGTCGGTCACGATGTATCAAACTTTTGCCGCGAGAACAACAGGTTTATCCACAGACAGGCAATAACGGCCTGTAACAAATAAGTGGCTACTTGGGTATCAGAAAACATAATGAAAGCTACACAAGCAAAATGTGTGCTATCTAAGGCCATTCAAATAGAAAGTCTTGCCGAACTGCGCGATGGTATCAATCGAGATGAAGGACGCAATAAAATTCCAGAGCGATCTTCAAGGATTGTGATGTTTGCCTTCGGATACCATTTGTGCGCCAGGTGGAGCGCCGGCAGGAATTTACTCCAGAAATGTTTTCTCTGTTTTATTTCGGAACCGAACATGGAATGTAAAGCATCTGCAGAAACCTTTACAGGATTCTTTAATGAATTGAGACGATGAACTAAAAATGTGTGTATGTCCATTGCCCGAGGGTTATGCTGCAAAGACAGAATTGATGGCCAATAAATCGGTGGAAGCATGTCGCCTTCCGTTAATGCCTGGTAATACTTTTCCGACAACCAAAAAGAAGATGACCACGATAATTTCTGATTTGAATCACGTTCAGACCAAAATGATATTTCATCGGCCACAGTTGCCTGCTGCTGCCTTTTAATTTTCCCCCATGTTCCCAAATAAATTATCGAACATGCAAGATTTTGGATCTCTCGCTGCAATTCAACACTGTTACGTCCACCGATTGAAATACCGAGCTTTTGCATACCCTTATGCAACGTCTTGCCCATAGGTATTTCTCGCGTCTTATGGAGAAGTGCATATCCAGTGATGTAAGCATTTAAAATTCTAGCTTTAGAGCCAGCGGGAACCTCGCATCTTCTGAATTCATTAGGGCGGTCGGGATATATGAGTTCTCCGGCCCTGATAACGAGTGAGGACAATCCATTGTTTGATTGCCAGCGTTGAGAATTTTCAGCAGAGTGGTGCAATGGAAAATAACATTGCAAAAAAATTGGATGAGTGTATCCAATCTGGTCTGACGTAATCTCATGTTCCCAAAAGCCAGAAGGCGGCAGGCGCAGTGGGCGAGATTTTTTCGGTGCATCAAGAATCGAAGTAGGCGCCTGGTCTAGCAACGTAGAAGGTATTTCTGTGTTGTTAAACAAATCGCCTACCGACTCAAATTGGCTATTCAGTCTGGAATCCATTTTTTTTAATCATCTCCAAACCTAAATCAATAAATTCTCGAACGAAAACCGATACATCAATGTCATGTTTGAGTCGAAGTTTTTTAAGAGCATCCATCTGACTGATTTTAATTCTCACAGTTGTGGATACAAAATGTTCTTTTTTCCCAGCACGTAGTGAGGGGAACACTGATGCGGGTTGCGAGTCAAGAGAATTTGATATTTCCGAGACAGAATCCACCGCTTCATGTGCTGGGCCGGCAGATGGAAGTTGTACATGCAAATCGGAAAATTTTGTTGCCGCTAAAGGGATGTGTTTGTGAGCCATTTAATAATCTCCTTTGTGAGATTGAAGTATTCATCGGCAGCTTTATGGCTAGGAACGAGATCGAGAATTGTTTTTCCAGAACCCGAAACCTCAGCAATTGCGGTTCGCAATCCGATTGAAGTTTTCAAGATGATAGAACCAGGGATGGGAGAAAAAAGAATTTCAGCTTGAGAATGTGATTCCCTTCCCAATAAATTCTTCTGCATACCGTTGATCAAAACAGCTACTTTGACACTGGAAGGTTTTTCTTTTGCCAAAAATCTGACAAAAGTTGCAGCCGCGGAAAAATCAACATTCGAAGGCCGTAACGGAACCAATAGAGCATCGGACTGGCGAATGGCATGACGCGCAAATGTAATTGCAGGGTCTTGCGAGGACATGCCGACACCGGCTGGGCAATCAATAACAATGAAATCGTAATCAGATTCGCGCAAGGGGTTAAAACGGTTTTGCAACAACTGTGAAGTTGTCACGTCGAATGGAATGGTTCCCTGCCCTTGTGCAATGCTCCAGCGCATCGCACTTGCCTGCGGGTCCGCATCAACAACAAGAGTTTTGTAATTGGCCTTTGTAAAACCACCGGCCAAATTCATGACGGTTGTAGTCTTGCCACAGCCGCCCTTCTGATTAGCGATTGAAAGAATTATCGGCATGGCAGAACAGTATCATTAGAATACAAATGTATCAAGTGCCTACTTATGTAATAAGGCGATATGTAGGTATAGAATACAAATGTATTCTGGTATAGAATAAGCCAAACACGCAGCGAGGCAAAATGACGACATGGAGAGACATTTGCGGAATCAAGCCTGGTGAAAAAATTGGGCCTCGAAAGCCATCCAGTGAAATATCAAATCGCACCGTCGAATCCACGAATATCATTCCAGGCTCAACGATAAAAACGAAGCACCGCAATCATATTCCTGGAGTGATGAATAAACTGGAAGGCCGGTATGCGGAATATTTGGAGGGGCAAAAACTTGCTGGTGAAATCATAGCGTGGCAATTTGAACCCATAAAATTCCGACTAGCCAAAGCCACATTCTACTCGCCAGATTTTCTGGTAATCGTAAAAAATAATCGAATTCGATTTGATGAAGTGAAGGGATATTGGGAAGATGATGCGCGAGTAAAAATCAAAGTCGCCGCGAATTTATTTCCGTGGTTTGAGTTTTACGGTGTGACGTTTCACAAAAAACTTGGCTGGCAGTTCGAGCCGATTGGATAAAAGGAAAACAATGAAAGAGATAGCGATAAAAGAATTCTATTCAACACCCCACTGTGTCATGTGTCCCAATGAAATCCCTGCAGATCGCAGGAAACATAAGGCAGTAACATGCAGCCCGATATGCGCCGAGATGTGGGAAAAGAAACGGCGTGAACGCCAAGATTCCAGAGAGTGCAGGTTTTGCAGAAAGCCAAGCACGCCAGAACAGCGCGCAGCGTACCAGAGATTTACTAGACTGGAGAAGTCAAAACCGCACTTATTATATCCCGCCGAATATGAACAGTGGTGCAAAGACCAAGAACTATTTTCAACCGCGAACAAGGATGCCAAGAAGAAATTCCCAATCAATCCTGATGCGTTTGCGAAGCACTGGAAAGAACAGCGTAAAATTTTATTGACTCAAAAGCCTGCGATGGGGTTAGACTGACTTCGGGCGGTAGAACCGCCAAAGGAGAACCGCCATGCCACTTACAGATCGCCCGTTTGGGCCATACACTCCCGCAGCGAACAGCGCGACACAATCTGCATTGAATGTCTCTGCTGTGCCGCAAAGCGGCCCCAGTGGTCCGCTACCTGTAACACAAAGCATCACATCATCCTCCGAAGCGCTGATTGAGACGGCCTACAATTCTTCTGTGGCGCTGACGTGCCAAGTTGAACCCGATACGAATATCGAGCAGTCTGTTTTCGATTTCTGGACTTCGGGAATTGTCAAGACGACCTCAACAACCAATTTGACGTTGAAGGTGTACGAAGGCGCAGCCATCTCCAGCGGAAATTTGCTGGGCAGCAGCGGCACTGTGGCACAAAACGGAACTACCGGATCGCCGGTAACGGCAGCGTTTTATTCGCATGTGCAAGCCATCTTCGATTCTGTCAGCGGTGTACTGGCCGGCACAATCGAGTTCTACATCAACAAAACGAATGTGGCCAAAGTGACGTTCTCGAACTTTGTTGGCGGATTCAACAACACCGGCAACCCGAGCGCGACACCGCCGACAGCAGCAGTGTTGCCGGAATTCTGCATGAGCGTTACCAGCAGCGGAGCAACCACCGGCGCGCCGACCACGGTGAATGTTCAGAAATTCAGCTGCGGCTAATTTTCATTCACCAACACCATCCACGCCCCAGCCTAATAAGCTGGGGCGAATTTTCACAACCGGAGAAAGTCGATGGAAAAGAAAAAGTCGGAACATGCGGAACACGAAAAGCACAAAGGCAAAAAAGAAAAAAAACGCCTTGTGCGTCAGGAAGTGGAAGAAACCGAAGATGGGCATTATTTGCACCATCACACCTACCGCAATGGTAAAGGTGAACATGAACACCGCAAGAATGTAGCGGTGAGTGCATCGCCCGAAGAAGCTGGAGAACACGTGGCCGAGCAGTTCGGCATGAACGAACAGCCCGAAGATGATGAACAGCAGCCCGATGAAGCATCTGAGCAGATGGCTGGAGAGGGCGGTGCAACAGCACCGGCAGCGCCAGGACAGTAAATGATTCTTGAGCTAGAGCGTGTTGATAGCGATGATGCTTACCGTGAGGATATGCGTCATCGCTGCATCACGGACCATTTTTTTCTAGCGCAGGTGATGGGATTTAATGACTTTGTGCCTCGCATCCACCAGCCAGTCGTTGATTTATATTTTCCGAAAAATCCTCAACTCTCCATTGCAGAACAGCACCCAATAAAAAAACGGATGCATTTGGATCCGCGCGACACGTTCAAGACAACTATGGGCCGCGTAGATACGATGCAATGGATACTCGCGTTTCCACAGACAGCAACCATCGTGAACGAATCTGCCACGCAAAAACTTGCAGAAAAAATCAGCAAGGGAACCGCAGAGTTCCTGTGCCGTTACCGCGCTCCAAGACCAGGATTGTTGAAATTGTTTCCAGAACTTGCAGTGGACAAGTGGCCATTCCATAATGACGTTGAAGAATGGAACACACCGAACCATGACAACGTAGAGATTGACCCTACGATGGCGTACTCATCGCCAAAAAGCACACACTCAGGATGGCATCCATGGATATACAACCCCGATGACATGGTAGAGACGATCAACAGCGGATTACACGCAAGCGAAGATTCGCGCGAACGCATCAAAAGCCGGTATCACACCAACAAGAATACGGTGCGCGGCGGCGGATACATCAACATGCGTGGGACGAGATACCATCCGTTTGATTTGTACGGCGACATGCTCAAAGAAATTGATTTGAAGAATCCAGAAAGAAGTGGATGGAAACTTTTGATTCGCACGGCAATGATCGTGCGAAACGGGAAACAGTTGGTCCCAGGTGAATTTCCAGAAGAACGTGAAGTGGTGTTGCAGTTCCCCGAACTTCCGGCACTGAGTTATGAAATCCTGCGCGAAAAGTTTTACGACAATTATGAAAGTTTCATGTGTCAGCAGATGAACGACCCGAAGGGCGGACACGTCTCTACGTTTCCAGAAAAGCTGTACCACAGTTGTGAAATTGAAGCGAGTCGAATCCCTGCTTACGGTGGAGAAACTTTTATTTGTTGGAGATTGCCATACGGCGGTAAAACGAACATGGCGAAATACTCCGAGGGAGTCGCGGCGCGTGTAGTGGACGGCAAGGTGTATATATTGGATTGCTGGCAGGGAATTTATCAGCCCACGAATTTAGCCGAGCGCATGGTGGCGGCGTACAAGAAGCACCAAGCCAGTGTGATGATGATTCTGGAAACCCCAGGCAGCGAGTACATGCAGGCCCACATCAGAAATGAATCAGCGAGAAAGAACGTAAGCATGAGGCCGATTCGCTGGGTGTGGTGGGATGAAAGCGACGAGCGGAGAAACGAGGCCATCAAGCAACTTGAGCCGTTGATGAACGTAGGCCGCTTGATGTTTTCTACCGATATGACAAAATCAGTAGAGTGCCGCCAGCAGTTTGTACATTATGGTTTAGTGCCTGAAAATGGAATCATCGAGTGCATATCGAAATTCTCTGATCTTGTTCCACTATCTCAACTGCGCGCCAACATGGAGCAGGAGGAAATAGAGGCACACCAGAGAATCAGAGAAAATGCATTGATGAACCATTTTATCGAGCAACAGGGTATGCCGCAGGTGGATGAAAATGCGCGCAAAGTGACGGCGCACATACAAGCGGTGCAACGCTCTACAACGATTGGCCTGCCGCCGTTGCCAGGAGGACTAGATGGATAGCGAACGCGATGACGCAGCAGCCATACTAAACGGCGACGGTATGCCTATCGGCAACGAGATGACCCCGCTCATTCAGCGGAACCAGGTCGAGTTGCCCGAAGAAGGAAAAAAAGAACTCCGATTTGATGATGATGCGGCTGGCACGATTGCTTGGGAAAATTTTCAACTTGCCCAGCAATGGTTGGACAACAACAGTTGGCTGGCAGAATGGCAGTACGTTGATTATCTATACCAAAGCCCGAACTATGATCGTGATTGGAGAAACAGCAACAACAACCAGGCAGCGCGCATCAGCCGTTTTAACATCCTGAGAAATACAAACACCATGACGACGCAGGTTCGCCGTGGGATATTCGGGGATGATAATTTTTTCCTGCTAGAGCCGCGCGGCAAATTGGCCGGAGAAAAAAATGCGCAGGATTACATTGATGCCATCACTGAGTTATTGATGATTCTCTGTGATCGCGCAGATTTTCAATACAACATGGAATTGATGATTGACTGCGCCGGACTTCAAGGAACCGGCATTGCGGTTCCTGGATGGGAAGAACGAACCGTCATACGCGAAACACGGAAGCGTAAAGCCCAACCCGTAAAAGTGGAGATGCCGGTTGGCGGAGAATCTACGGTCAACACATGGGAAAGTGACCAGTTTGAAATCACCAAAGAAGAAGTCACCGAAAGCTGGCCGTTTTTCGAGTACAGGCGCCTCGGAACAACATTGTTTGATGAAAAATGGCGCACACCAAATAGGCCGGAAAAAAGTGCGGCGTACAGAATTGATATTAATTATGTGACTCTCGAAGATTTGCGCCAGATGCGCGAAGAAGTCGATTGCTACAAAGACATTCCAAACGATGAAGATCTGATTCGTTATTTTCTGCAGAACCCTTATGGAGATGCTTCCACTCCGTCACAGACGGCGCAAGCCATGAACGCGAACACGTCCACCGTGTTACATGCTGAGGGAGAAGAAAGAAACACGAGCGAAAATCCATTTCAAAAACCGATGATGTTAATCAGCCAATGGACGGCTGAAAATGTTATCGAGATGTTGGTATATGAAGGCCGTCATAAAGTCATCCGCAACGATAACCACGACCTAGACGACTACGCTTTAGGATTTGCAGCGAACTGGATCAATATCGACAACTGCGGCTATGGAATCGGCATTGGGCGAATCAACGCAGGCGATCAGCGCATGGCGCAGGGCATTTTGAACGAAGTCCTCAAAATGATCGCCTATCCCTTTAACGCGCCGCTGCTGTACAACACGGCCTATGGAAACGAACCGACACAGAACAATATCCAAGGACTCGGAAGCTATTGGGGACTGAACGCACCCCCAGGCGAAGATATGCGCAAGGTAATGACATTTTTGCAGCGCCCTGAAATACCAGGCGAAGCATTTACGATTTACCAAAAAATTGCCCTTGAGGGTGGGGAAAGTGTGGTGGGAGCCAATGCCACCACCATGCAGGGACAGTTGCAAGGACCAGGTTCAAGCGCAATGAGAACCGCAGCAGGCGTTAACAGAGTTGGTTCTAAAGCGGATGAAAACGTATCAACACCCATCCAGCATTTTGAGTACGTGATTGAACGGTGGCTGCAATTCTTGTGGCGCATGGTTGTGCTGTACATGCCGCTGAAAGAAATCCGCGAAATACTGAGCGATAAATTTTCGGCGGATATTCTGGACAAGATAGATACAGAAATTCTGACCAACGCGAAATTTTCTATCAAGATATTGGCCGGCCAAAAGTTGGCGGCAAAGGCGGCCATCGGTCAGCTAATACCATTCCTGCTGCAGATTATCCAGCAGCCAGCACTCTCAGATGCAATTCATCAAATCGGAAAAACAATTGATTATTCCGTGATTGAAAAGCTATTCATCCAGGCCAGCGAACTTAATGGACGGCAGGATATTTTCGTGGACATGACACCGCAGCAGAAGGCCGCCTATCAGCAAAACAATCCGGCAGTAATCAAGATGAAAACGGAACTCGCCAAAGAACAACAGAGAGGCCAGAACGAAGTTGCAACCGAGCGGGAACGCGGACAGCAGGACCAGCAGACAGCTATTGTCGGCGCGGCGGCGAAGGCGGTTGCGGACAAGACGGCAGGCGCGACACAACTGGACAATGCAGAAGCGCGACTGGAGCGCAATCAGGACATGAGCGAGTTAGAACAGGGAGCCATTCCACAGGAGTAAGGAAAAGATATGGCCGATTTGATTAATGACAACGCAGCGATAGACCGCCTGCGAATGTATCACGAAGGGAAACCGCTTACGCCGGAATTGGCAGAGATAAAAGAAGGACGGCAGACACAAGAAGCGGCTTCCAAAGTCAGAACAATGCCACATCCGTCCCTTCACGATCCCATGCGTGAGTTGACCAATACGGAACGCGGGATTTTGCGGGAGTTGAAATTACATCCAGGCTGGGCGGTGCTGCAGAGATTAAAAGAAAAATCATTGCAAATGCACGTCAGTAATGCTATTAGTAAAAGCCAGATAGACCCATTGGGAGAAGCCGACCAGGTAGTAAAAGCATGGGCCTATGTTACGATGATTCGCAGGGTATACCATGAACTTGAAGTGATGATTGAAGTGGAATTGAAAGCACAGGACGAAACATTATGAAGTGCGGATATACAGAAACACGAGCGAATGGCCGTCCGGTAGAAGCCGGATTTCTGTGCTGGAAAATTGATCCAGAAGATGGGACGCACCCCATCTATGTGAATGGCCGCACCGCCGAAGAAATACAGATGAAACTTTCCCTGCAAAATTTGCACGCGCAGGCCGCGCTTGTAAAACGCAATGCAGTCCCAACGCCGCCGACAAACACGCCGACTGCCGCCGCTCCGATTCCTATCCGCACACAGTTAACTGCTGACCAAAGATTCCAGGCCACCGCCGATCTAAGCAACCCAGGGAAATCTGCCGCCGCTGTCACGGCGCTTGTGGAAGAACAGACCGGCATCAATCTTGAGCAGTTGGCTCAAGAACGATTTGGAAAACTCGCGATGGAATGGGAGGCGGAACATCCCGAATATTATCCGCACCCAGGCAACCGCACGTTGGTTGGCGATTTGGCTGGCCGACTGGTGGATAGAAAAGTTGGACTGATCACCAAAGAGATTTTGACTTCCGCGTTTCATCAATTGCGGAATCAGGGTTTGCTGTTTGAGGAGTTGATCCAGCAGCAAGAAACACCAAAAGCAACAGAACCTTCTACATCGTTTCCTGCGGAGACTCAGGTTCAACGTACAGAGGGACAAACGAGGCGGTTTGCAACTGGAGTACGTGGCAGCACGATACGCCCAGGACAAGGCGCAACCACACGTGGACCAAAGTACACCGAAGCTGATATTCGCAATATGCCCGAATCAAAGCGACTTGCCCTGTTGGAAGATAAGGGGCAAGCTGGCCGCGATTACGAGGAAGCCTGCGAATATTACTACGGCCAACGCGCAACAGCCTGACGGCTGGCGCAGGAGCGAAGCTATGACGAAGCGCACGCAACTGAAAATTTCCCTCGCACTCGCCACCATTCTTGATGCTGTGGTGAGGTTCACACTCAACATGCTGCTGCCATTGGCGGCGGCAATCATGGCCGCGTTCATTACCACTGCCCGTTGCTGGGCCGAAGCCTATGCGATGGATTCGCATGGCCTGGTATTGCATGATGGAGCCAGCCCAGCGGCGCAGACCAGCGCGAACATGCCGCAGGCGAAGTACACCATTCATTACAACAATGTTTTTATGAAATTTCTGTATCAGCGGCTAAATAAGTTACTCATGTGTACCCATCAGAACTTGCCGGAAAAGAGCGGCCAGACCATCCGCAACTATATGAATGTGGTGCTGGGCGCGGATAACCAGCAGCAGACCGAAGGCACACTCGGACCGCCCGAACAGATCTCCACGAACTTCCGCGACATTGTTGTAGGCCAGTGGGCGAACTACAACAACATCAGTGATTTTGCCTTTATGACTTCCATCAGCAACGATTTGGAAAACAATCGTCGCGTGATGGCGTATCAGTTGGGGCAGACCATTGATGATTTGGTGATGTACATGTTCGACTATCTGCGCACATACGACACGCGCACAACGAACCAAGACAGCACCAATTCTCCGTATGCGTTCACGAAGAACATCATCGAGCAGATGCCGGCCAGCCTGGGCGGTGCCAATGTGCCGCCGATGGCAAACGGCTTCTACAACGGCAGTATCCACAATTTCTTTGTGGGTGACATGCAAATCGACAACAGCAACAATTCTTTGGTGGACGTGTGGAAGCACACCGAAGCCGGACAGTTGAAGTTGGAAGCGCTGACCGATCCAGGCTATGAGGGTGACGCGCCGACGCAAATCCTCAGCCTGTTTGGATGCCACTGGCGGCAGTCGACGAACCAGACGCAGACGGCCAACTGGCAGGGATCCACTCAGACCGGCATCAGCACTTACCTTGCCGGTATGGACGCGGTGATTTTTGTCAACTTCCCGAACAAGCGGCACACGAAGATTGACCCGAAGTGGGAAAACATGAACCTGTGGGCCGGTATGTACACCGAGCGCACAGCGTATGACCCGAACGGGCTGATCATCGGTGGCACCGGTTACAACTGTGTGCTGGGTGTTGGATTGCCGCCTGACCCCAACGCCGTCAGCCGCGCGCGTGTCGCCATCGCGGTGCCGCAGACCACCTAACTTGAACCAAAGTACCCCGACAGTCCAACCTGTCGGGGTAAGATTTTCAGCAACATGGAGACAGCCATGAACAACGAAAAGCCGCAGACCGCCGCTGAAAAGCGCAAAGCTACTTTGGCAAAGAAGAAGGCCGAAGCCGAAGCGCAGAACAATTTTGCAGCACAGACTGGCGGCATTGGGCGCGTCACGGTGGAAAGTGAGCCGGTGGCGAATTTCACGGAAGAAGAAAAGCGCCAGAGATTGCTGGACATTCAGCTGACTACCGCGATGCTGAATCAGGACGCGGCGGACGAGGACAACCGGCGACGGAAGAACGAGCGTCATCAGAAGTCCCTGCAGAACGCACAGCGTCAGTCGCAGTTGGAGGCCGAACGCACGACCAGGCTGCGCGCCGCGCGCGCGTGCAACCACCGGCAGGGCGGCATGATGACGATGGGATTTTCTCCCAGCAAAGGACGAGGCCCGACTGCACTGAACCGCATAATCATGCCGGACCACCGACTGATTATGTGCAATGCGGGATGTGGCCTGCGCTTGCAGAGTCCACATCCCTATGACCAAAGCACCGTTGTACGCAAGGGTGAAACCGTCGAACAGATGCAGGCGCGCGTGGCCAAATATCATCGTGATTTGGAATATTTCGAGGAACTTTGGATGCGCGCGGAAACCGAGGCCATCACGCCGGAAAGCGCGCAGATTATGGATTGCGGCGTGGAAGTGAAATTTATGGATCGCAACGGCTACGAAGTGTTGGTACGCCGCCAGTGCGACGATTATGCGCTTAAGATGTATCCAAGCGTGGCGTAAGACAACCGTAATACAGCGGTAATACACTTGTAAGCGGGAAGGGTGACATGGGAGCAGATTACGTTGTAATGGGACCGCCGACCAGTTCAGGAACGAATCCATCTGCAACGCAGGCGGTTGTCCTGGACAGAACCAATAATTTGCTGGGAGTGTCCGGCGCCAACCAAAAATTGAATTGGTGCCGAATCGCGCCGGTTGTGTTGCCTGCACAGACGGCCTTGACCGCCATCACAACAGCACAGACGCTCCTCAGCACCATCTTCAACGCTGGGATGCTGGCCCTAGTGGGGCGGCGCATCCGAGTGAAAGGCTCCCTGATTTATTCGACCACATCAACCAATGTGGCGACGATTTCACTGTCCTTGACGCTGGGCGGCGTTACCCTTGCGACGATCACCACGGCAGCGACAAATACGGCCGCCAGCACCAACCTTCCCATCCAGTTCGAGTTTGAATTTACGGTGGCCAGCGTGGGCGCAAGCGGCACGCTGCAAAGTCATGGCCGCGTGGATGCAAACATCGGCACAACCGCCGCCGCAGCCATCGCAACCTATCTGGATACGAATACAGCCGTTTCCAGCGCGGTGAACTTGACTGCAGCCTCTACGATGACAGTCACCATCGCCGCCAGTGCCGCCGTACCCAGCGCGCAACTGCTGGACGCAGTGGTGGAAGTCGTAGCGTAAATTATTGTTGGTTCCTCTGCAGGGTCTATCATTTATCGGGTGATAGGCCCGTTTTTCTGAAAGAACATCATGGGAAACTCCACCATCACGCTCAGCACGGTCTACAACGACATTGTTACGAAGGGTGTCTATGACCCGCGCCGGTCTGCCAGTGGATACGGAGACAGCCTAGCGCTCACTCTCGCAACGCAGGTAATGGCAGATATTTTATGCGAGAGATTCAATTGGAAGTTCAATTCTGCTGTAGCGACGCCATTTTTCACGAACAGTTGGCAGCAGGATTATCCCCAACCGGCGCAGGCACAGGGAACGATTGGATGGGGCGAATCGGTCACTCTGATTGATATCAACAACACAACCCTACCGAAACCCTTATGGACTCCGAGTTGGCGCAGGCAATTGATACCTGTCAGCGTCAGCACATGGCGGCCTTTCAATGTTTGCTGGATGTACAACAAAGATTTGCAGCTGGGAAAATGGCCAGGAGCCGATGTGACGCTGTACCCGCTGCTGGGAAACTCTGCGCCGGCAGGCCAGAATCCAGTGCTATCCATGCTGGACGCGAACGGGAACATCCTGATCGTAACCACGTTCGGAACGACTGGCAGCAGCGCGCCAGCGGCACCAGCAAATGCAGCGGAAGGCACTACAGTAACCGATGGCAGCGTAGTTTGGAGCGTGGTCAGCGGCACGAGCCAAGGTTTCCGGCTGGACACTCTACCAGGCGCGAGTGGCCCCACCTATCAGGTAACTCCGACCTATCAAATTGATCCACCGAAATTCACTTCCGCGATGCAACTACTGGATCCCATCCCTGATTCTTACAGCCGATATTTTTATCGTGGACTGGAAAGCGAGTGCCTGCAGGCTAGTCCCGATCCAGCCGATATGAAGCGCGGTATGGAGATGCGGAAACAATGGCTGGAGGCGATGGGCGAGGCAATGAAACAGGGAGACAGGGAACTAAATGCGTTCAAGCTGTTGCCCGAAAACAGCGCGGTGGAACAGCGGTGGAATCGCACCGGCACCTATACAGCGGATAATCCTTATTAATCATGGTCACTTTATCCATCTCGGACAGCATGACGTATGTTAAGACGTTGATTAAAAATCAGCGTTTTAGCATTGACAACCTGCAGCCAGGTATTACGATGGCAAACATCGTTTTACAAAGGATGCTGGGCGCGCCGTTTGTATGGCGAGAAAATCGCGCGAATATATCACAAGCCATAACTACAACGGGCGGCACAGATTACGTTGTCGTCATCAGCAATCTTGGCCGCATTGAAACCCAATGGCTGACGGATGCGAACCAAAACAGCATCGCGCTTGAAGGCGCAGTGAGTCTGCCAAAAGTCAGCACAACGCGCAGACCCTTGAAGGTTGCACCTGTCTATGACGACAATAAAGGCAACATCACATTGCGTTTTGATGCCATACCAGACCAGAATTACACGGCATATTTTGACTACCAAAAGAAAGCTCCATTGCTGACCAGCTATGCAGCCACATTCGAGCCGGTGTCGGATGAATTTGGTTATTTGTTCAACACAGGAATGTTAGCGTTAGGGGCATTGATTACGAATGATGCGCGCTTCAACATTTGGCAGGCCGAGTTTGTTGCAGGCATACTAGCAACGCAAGATGGATTGGATGCGCAATCGAAATCCCTATTCTATGACCAGATGCTAAACGCCGGACGTACCGCGCTGCGAAGCCAGCAGATGGGAAAAAATGCGATGCAAGGACAGTTGAGATAACAGCATGGCAGATGCAATCACAGCAGCGGGAGCCGTAAAAGGCCAATCGCGGTATGCCGCTCTTAACATGGGCGGTGAACAATTCACCGGCCTGTGGACTGCGGGACAGCGCAGCGCCTATCGTGATGCTGCCACGCCCTACATACAGAAAAAATTTTATCAGGCAAATCGGTTTGATTCCATCATTGACGGCATCAACCGAGAAATTTCGCAGCGCCTAACTACCCGCCGCCGCCCAGGATCGAGCATCTACAACTCGAACATATTTCCAGCCGCGAACAGCATGAAAAACTGGAAATATATTCAGAACAACGCAGAAGTGGTGCGGGTGATTTATGACGGCGTGGATGGAAACATCTACGATGCCACCGCAGGACAAAAAAGTACTTTGTTCAGCAAAAGTGCAGGCGCATCAGCAGCGCGATTTTTAGGAGTGAACACGGAATTATTTTTTACCGATGGAGTCGAGAACAAAAAAATTGTCCAGTCTGCGTTCATATGGGGAGCAGATGAATACTTTGAACAAGGAACCTTCATTGTAGACAGCAACAAAAACCTGCAGGTTGCGTGGGGAGGAATCACTGTAAATATCTCCAGTGTGCAAGTGACGAGCAATGTATTGACGCTGACACTTGACCCCAATGATCCAAATTTGCCGGACAATCTATTGTTTCTTGTGGGAATGAAATTGACCGCCAGCGGATTGACGAGTGCGACATTTCTCAATTCGCAAACCTTTACGATTGCCAGCGTCGTACAGGGAAACCCTGAAACCAGCAGCCATATTTTAACGGCATCCTTCACCCATGCGAATTACGGGCCGGCACCGGACACAGGCAGCGTAACCAGCGGAACAGGCATTAGCGGAAGCACAGCGCCATCGTGGGGCAGCGGCAAAGGTACATGGACGTATGGCGACGGCGGCCAGCAATGGTTGTGCGGCGGCAGCAATATACAGAATTGGGGTTCTGCAGCACCAACGACGGCCCCGAGCGTTAGTTTTGCCACAAAGCCAAATCCATACAATGCGTGGGCCGCAAATACCTACTATGGCGTAGCTCAATATCCTGTGGTGTTGGACAACAACGGTATACAGGCATGTACGACAGCAGGTGCGATCAGTGGAGGCACTCCCACATTCTCAGGAACACTCGGAGGCACGACGACATGGGGAACTGCAGTATTCACAAATGTAGGAACCGGCAACTGGACAGCAGCGACATTATTTAATACCGGAACGTATGCCACGAATCCAGTAGGGATTTACAACTATTTGTATGTGTGCATCCAAAGCGGAGTCAGCGGAGCATCCCAAGCCATATGGCTTACTTCAACTGGAGCGATTGTTTACGACAATGATGCAGTATGGCTCTGTCTTGGAATTGCAGTCGGGTCGATTGCCACAGTAGGCTCTCCAACTGTTGAAACAACGGGGTACATCGTAGACAGCAACGGTTATTTGCAGGCCGCACAAGTGATGGCCGGACTCACGGGAGCCACAGAACCAACATGGTCAGAAATTGTAGGCAATACAACATCCGACACTGCAAGTTCAGACAACCAAAGCTGGCTGAACAGTGGAAACTTTGAAGCAGGCGGCACAGCACCAGCCACCTATGCCTATTCGTTCGCAAGCAGCATCACAGGTTTTGTCAGCACGTCCAGCCCAGCCAGCACACCGAGGACACTGCCACCGGATGCAAAAATCATCGTGCAGGGATTTGGCAGCACCGATACGCAGATTGACACGATTTATATTTGGGCGACGACACAGGGCGGCAGCACACTATTGTTTCTCGATAAAATTCCCGCTCCATCTGCGGGAGCAAGTGGCACATGGAGCTACATAAGAGTTCAGCCCATCGGAGTCAACGAAGATTCCGACTTGAACGCATTTATTGCTGCGCCGATTGATGATGCAAATGACCCACCGCAGATTGGCATGACAGCACCGACATATTATTTGCAGCGAGTATGGGCCATCGTTGAAAACAAGGTTGTGTGGAGTGGTGGACCGGATACGTTAGTTGGAAGCGGCGATGAATCTTTCCCGCCGTTGAACTTCATACCTTTCATTGCACAGCCGATTTGCACTAGTCCTATTACCGTTCAAAATGGCGGTTTGTTAGTTTTTACGACAGATGGCAGTTACATCATTCTCGGAACCGGCACATCCACCAACCCGTTCTATGCCACACCGTACTACAGCAGCGTGAGTATCAGTGGATACAACGCAGTGGCCGTGTACAACAACACAGTTTTCTTGATGGAATCAAACGGCATGGTTTCGAGTATCGCCGCAGAATATCCTTTCAACCCGCAGAGTGGCTACACGGAAGTTGGTTTCCCTGTTGGCGATCAATTCCTAAATGTTAACACTGGAGGAATTAACACCGCGCTCTACAACCCAGCTACAGCGTACCTCAGTTGGAACCGAGCCAACACGCAAGATTGGGGAATGTATGTGGCGGACGGTGCGGTAGGATGGTTCAAAATGTCTGTGATTTCACCGCCTGAATCTGGATTGGTGTGGAGTACCAGGGCGGCGATTTATGGCGGCACAAGCGCTGTACAAGATGTGGAAGTGGCGGCAGGCGAACATAGATTGCTGATTGCTCCGGCAGTGGGAACCACAGGGCCGATTCTGCAGCGCGACACGACAGGAACCGTATGGGGCGACTGGAGCGCAACCAATAATGCCTATGAACCGTATCCATCATGGGACGCGAAGGGCGTGAACCTTTTGTGCGCCACAGGACAGTGGGCAGAAGTATCACACATCAGCACAAAGAGTGTAGCGGTAGGAGCGCGGCCAACCATCAGCATTTTGCTGAATGAAATTGAGCCATCCACTGACCGGCCATATTTGAAGATGCAAGTGGACGACATGCAGAACGATCCGGCAATTACGCTGCCAAGCAAGAGCGTATACAGTAACCGATATGTGGCATTGGCCGGAGACGGGCTACCAACACAAGGCGATTGTTTGCTGACCAAATTTGATTATGGCAGCCAGCAGTTTGCGGATGAATTGTTGGATTGGGGAATTTATGCATCGGTGACCGATGAACGCGAGGAGCCGGTTGCGCGATGATGAAAGCCACCTACAAAGGCATGACAATGCGCCTTGCGCTACCGAATGACAATGCGGTGGCACAGGCATGGTGCGAAGCCGATGAATGGCATGAGTGGGAAAGCAAGCAGCCGTTTTATTGGGTGCAGCAAAAATGCAATGTGATGAGTTTGGTTTTTGAAGATGACAGAGGGCCGGTCTTATTTCCCAAGATATTTATTTTGAATCCAGAGGAAATTGAGATCACCATTCAGTTTGCACCGCAGTTGGATATGGAGATTCGCCGGCGTACCATGAAGGCGCTAAAAATTGGCTGGGATGGGCTGAGAAAAAACCTATCAGCAAAGGGTGTCAAAACTGTATATTTTTCAAGTAAGAACCCGCAATTGATTAAGTTCTGCCGTTGGGTATTGGGTTTCAGGATTGATGGGGAGAAGTTCCGGTATGACATAGTACCGGTTGAGGCGATGATATGACCGGACCGACTGCAGCGCAGACCACATTAACGAACGAAGAAATACAATCATACCAGCAGGCCACCACGATGACGGCTGAGGAGTACGCCAACCAGCAGGCCATCTACGGCCCGATGACGCAGCAGTTTGAATCCATCTTCAATCAGGGACCGAGCCAAGCCGGATTTTCCACGGCAGAAACCAATTCACTAAATACTGAAGCTATACAAGGAACTGCACAGAATTACAAGCAGGCAGCGACGGCGTTGAATGAAAATCTTGCCTCAGAGGGTGGCGGCTCCAATCCATTGCCGAGCGGCGCGCAGACGCAACTGAAAGAAGAAAATGCGACCAGTGCAGCGGGAGAAGAATCGGCAGAAGAAAATAAAATTCTGCAGTCCGATTACCAGCAAGGGGAAAACAATTACCAAAACGCGGCGACAGGACTTCTGAGCATCGCAACTGGAGAGAACCCGCTGGGATATGAAAATGCAGAAAGCAACGAAGGCAATACTGCAAACACCGAGGCCAACGCAGTTGCATCCGAGGAAAATAGCTGGGTAAATGCGGCCATTGGATCCGCAGGCGCTATTGGGGCTGCAGCCATAGAATAAAGGTATAACAGCCACAGAGGGCAACATGGACGCACCGACAGGCGCAACGACACCGGACAGCACCAACGCATCCTCGCAGTATGTACAGGCCGCGCAGGGCGCTACAGCGCAACCTACCGCTGACAAGACCGCGCAACCTACCGCGCAGCCGCAGACGCCGGCCCAGGCAACCACTCCAGGACAGACGCAGAATCCAGCAGCACAACCGCAAGGCAATACACCGGCGACAACAACGACTGCAGCCACACCGCAGCCCGTCGAAATTAAGCCTGTAGAAACCGGAATCAAAGGCATTATGACAAAAGTCATGGATGCCATCGCAGGAACACAAACGCCTGAAATTGGAGCGGATCCGCAGGGCAATAAATATGTGAAGGAAACCACTTTGTCTCGAGGCCAGCAGTGGGCGCGCATCGCCGGTGAAGGAATCTTGGGAGCAGCGGCAGGCTGGGCGGCAGGGAAGGGAGCAGGAAACACTGGTAAAGCAGCCCAGGCCGGAGTACAAACAGGTTTAAAAATTACTGATGATCAGAAACAAGATTTAAAAGACAAGAACAATGAAGTGCAGCAGTCCATTTTAGATAAAGCCAACAACCAGATGCTGCAAATGAATATGGCAAAAACCGCGTGGGAGGCGGTGCAGGCAAAAATAAAAGCAACCCGCGATACAGTTGATTGGAATGACAAAAAAATAAAAGAGTTGATCGACGCAGGTGGCACAAATCTTGGCACTATGGCCGGACCGGATGAACTACGCAACATCCTGAAAGTACAGCCGGACGTGATGGATCAGTTGATTAAGAAAGGCACAATCCAGATTCGCCCGAACTATGATGAAGATGGCACAGTGCAAGGAATCCACGTCATTATGATGCCAACGAGCTACGGAGATGAAATTGCACCGGCAGGCTCAGTTTTTCAAACATACGATTCAGCCACAAATTCGTTCACTGACCACACGACGACCGACCCGATGCCGAAACGCCAGTTGGAGAATTACAACAGCAAGGCACACTCCGACCAGTTGGACTTTCTGACGAAGAAGCAGAACATTGCAACCAAAGCGGCACAGGAACGCGAAGCCAACGCGAACGCCGACAAAGCACCATCTGAAATTGAGAAAAACAAGGCGGAAGCCAGCAAAGCCTATCAGGATGCGCAAGCGGCAATTCGGGCCGGCGCGAGTGCCGACGATCCTGCGGTGGCGAACCTGGGCGAGTTGACCGCGCGCGGCGGCTTGACCGAGGACCAGTTGAGCCGATTTGGAAAAGGTAAGGACGGGCAAAACACACTTTCCGCCGTACAAAAATATTTGGCGCAGAAATACCCGAACCTCAACCAAGATTCAATCTTCATCACGGCGCAGGAACGCCGAACATCAGACCTGGCGAAAAATGCAATGCACAATCTGGAAGGAATTGGAGCGATTATTGCAAAACGCCCTGATTTGATTGGCCCATTAAACGGCATACTTTCCAGCGGAAAAACAGTAGTCGGAACGAACGATCCAGATTTGGCGCAACTGAATACGCTGGCCGGATTGTACGTTTTGCCTTCACAGGGAGCGCATGGCAGCCGCAGCGCACAGGTCTATGAAAAGACCAAAAACGATATCATCAACGGTTTAAAGAATGGACCGAAAGGTGTTGCCGCATCCATCGATGCAGCGCGTTCGAGCTTGCAGAACTTAGCCGATGTGGGCAAGCCAAAAAACCTAGACGGCACTCCGTTTGTTCCTACAAGCGCACCGGCGCCAGCCGTAGCACCCGCCGCCGCGCCAGCCGCGCCAACCGCGTTACCCTCACCACAGACCCATGTTTTTTCAGTATCGGCATGGCAAAGAGCAAATCCGAAAGGCGATGTGAACGCTGCCAAAGCCGCCGCACAAGCAGCGCATTACACAGTGACGAACTAAAATGGGAAGCCCAACGATTGATATTACAGCCGGTCTTGTTTCAGCAGCGCCAGCCCAGGCACCAAGTACACCGGCTGCACCCATTGATCTATCCGCAGGGATTCAACCGGCTGCGCCGCCAGCTTCAACCAATAAAGAGCCGCTCAAGAACCCAATGGATGACGGATGGAGTCCATCGAGTGAAGTAGAAGATCTTGCAAAAGGTGCGGGAAAAAGTTTCGTGAGCGGCGTTAATACTACTTTGGGATGGCTCGACTATATCAGCGACAAAACAGGCGTCAATGTAACGTCACTCTCGCCCACAGGTATCTCTACGCCAAAAGTCCCAGGTCCATCCACGCTGAAAGCAAATGCCGAAGCATTGGAAGATAAATATGCGCCAGGTGTACGCAACCCCCCCAACAACGCAGATCAAGAATTAGGCGGCGCGATGGAAATGGCCGCAGAGTTTTTTTATGGAGAAGGCGAAGCGCGGACGATGTTCGAAGCACTTCCATTCTCTGAAAAAGTGGCGAAGCTGGCAAAAGCCACCAAATTTTTAAAAGAACATCCTGCCATTGCAAAAACAGTTGCGGCAGGAATTCGCGCCGGTGGAGTTGGTACGGGGCAGGCCGCCTTCCATGGAGCCGATACCAATACCGCGCTGACAACAGGAGCTATTACGGGAGGAATAAGCGCTGGATTAGAAGGAATTCCCGCAGCGATTAGCTATGTCATCAGTAAATTTCGACCAGTCACCGAGGATATAGCCGGTGTGACTGTGCCGGAGCGAGTGGGGCAGGCATCCGCCGCATCGAAACAAACAGCAAAACCGGCAACCACGCAAAACGGAAGCGCAACACGCGCCACGCAACAGGCTGCTGTTCCACAAGTGATTGGGAACCTTGCGCGCCGTTCGCTGGCAAATTCATTGGAAGATGTAAATGCAGGGCGCGCCGCATCCAGAATTACGAACCCAGCACAAATGCTACCCGCGCCAGAAGATGCACAGCCCTTCACTTTTGAAATCGGAACCGGCCCGACAAAAGAAGTGAGGGAAGGCAATGTATCGCAACCGGCTGCGCGACTGCCACAGAAGAACATAACTGGAGGCACAACCCCGAAGAACGAAGCGGAGTTAGGTTCCACAGCATACACCATTCCAGGAAGCGTACAGAGAACGGCATTTATGACGAGTGCCGAACCAGGGAATGTAGCCGGAGAAACAACCGCAACGGGCGGTGGCACGTACAAAACGAGCGATCCAGCGCAAGCGGAGTTGATTCTTTCGCGCATGAAGCAGGTAGAGGACAGCGCGGATTTTACGAAGTTGCCAAAGGCACAACAGGCTTTATTGAGAGAATCCCGCGAAAGCCTGCAACAACAGGTCGACATGTTCCACGCATGGCGCGAAACCCAGCCGCATTTTGCCCCATTGAACACGGATGACATTGTTGGACAGGTGAATAACTTTGGTGAAGTCCGCGACCAGTTACAGGCATCGGCAAAACCGATTGCGCAAAAGCTGGAAAGACTATCCGCAGACCCCGAAGGCGGCGGCAATGAGTTCAGCCGGCTGCAGTCGGCGCGCGCACGCGCGTTCCGCAACAACGATTATGACGGTGTGCGCGAGGCCGAAAACGGCATCCAGAACCTGATTGAAAAGAACAAAAATTTCATGAGCACCGACGAATACAGGAACTTCAATCGCCTATGGTCACAGTCCAAAATTGCGGAGAAATTACAGTGGGCGACGGACGGAACTGCCAATGCATCGGAGCGGTTTGCACAACAGAAACAAGCTGGCCGCCTGTTTGACGGCAAACAGATGACGCAGCGGCTTAATAAGATTGAAGAAGAATACGGCGCAAAACGGCTGGATGATTTTCTAGGGACGAACGGTATGGACAATCTGCACCGCATGGCGGACCTGGTATCCAACCCGACAACCGAAAGTGAAACGCGCGATGCACTCAGCCAGGTTGCGGTGGCCCTGTATCACCGCGCGGGCAAAGGCGCACTCGCCGGTGGACTGCTAGGGCATCTGGGCGGACATGCATTTATGGGAGTGGAAATTGGAGTGGCCACAGAATCATCGCTTCGCAGTCTCTATGAATATGCATCCACAAGTCCGCGCATCGGCAGTCTGCTGGATTATGCCGTGAGAAACAAAGTGAACCCGAAGATTTATGTTCCGTTGATTGCAGGGGAAATCGAGCGCGAGAATACACAACCAAAACAGGGAGCAACGCAATGATCCACATACTACAAATTATTGGAGTGATTCTTCTCCTCGCCAACTGGAAATATATCTTCACAGGGGAACGGTGATGATCAACAAAGAGATTTGCGAACAGAGGATGCAATCGCTACTGGTATTGCGCGGAAACTGAGCCTAGCGCCAACCGAGGTTCAATTGCAAAACGAGCAGACCATCGAGATATGCCGCTTGGCACTCAGCACATTTGATGCAGAGTCCACGCCCAAAAAAGATGAAGGAGTCTTGACAACATGAGTGAACAGAAAACACCAGCCCTTCATATCGGCAGGCGGCATCAATCGGCACCGGCAGAACATTTTGTGGACAAAGAAATCCGCAAAGCCGCAGAGGAAATTGACCGAGGCAATTACATTCCCGAACTAGCGGAAGGCAGCGACCATCCTGATTTAAACATTGCGCTTGGACTCGGAACAGACCGCGTGGCAATGGGAGAAAAACCGACGCTGGAGGACTTCCAGCGTACCCATGAATTGAACCAGCTTGGGCAGCACCCGCGCGTGATTGAGGCCCTCGAAAAATTGAAGCAGGAAAGTGAAGATGGAAAAACCCCCGAAGAACTGGAAGAACGAGCGATGGCCATGCACGATTTGATGGCCATGCAAAGCGCAAAAGACAAGTGGGAAGGACAGTCGCGCTGGGAAGGCAAAGAGAACGAAGAAAAACGAAAAGGCGAATTGCTGACACCCTGGCAATTCTATGATCGTCTGACTGCTGTGATCGGCAGCGGGAGAGTGTTTTTATCACCCCACTTTATCCCCAGCCTGCAGAACCCGAAAAGCGGCCGTATGGGATTGTATGTCCCCAATCCAAAATATGACGGAGATGCGTTCATAAAGAAAACCTACCTGCAGGAGCGCGCTGCAGAACTACGGGATGAAGGTTTGACGAAATTGAAAACGGCCCGACAGTTGCGCGCGAACGGACAAAATGCAAAGGCCGATAAGATGTTCCACGAAGCCGGAAGCCTTGCACAAGCCGCGACTGAGATGCTGATGCAAATGAATATGGACGACCAGTTGGCAGAACCACCAGTCTTGCGTGTAGGCAGCCTGCAGGCCCCGCTGGGAACAGAATGGATGATCATGCAGTTTGACCGCTATGGTGTTCCGGTGGAGGCAAAGTTTCTTGGATGGCGTACCGCATTGCTGACGATGATCCGCTGCAAGGCCATCACGGAAACCGAAGCCCACACCGCGTTTCCTGTACGCGGCGGCCTGGATGTGAGCGACCACTACATGAAGCAGTTGTATTTACTGAGAAACCAGGAACAGAAAGTTAACTGATATGACCCTGAATGATTTTCAACGTGTGATGCTGGCAGAGTTCGCCATTCGACAGGCCGGACCGCTGGGCAGCGTTGAACAGATGAAGGCAATTTGCTATGTGATGCGCAACCGCGTGAGAAAGGGATGGAATGATGGCAATTGGATTGCGACGATAGAGGCGGCTCCAGACCATGCGGCACACGATCCACTCCCGATGCGGATTGACCCGAGCAGCCGCACCATGCAGCGATTGATCTCCGATATTGACGATATTTTTTATAGTTACAAATTCGGGGCGACAAGCGATGATGGGAGCATCCTCGGAAACCTTGAAAGCACGTTGACCGAAGAAAAGCATGAAGCCCTGTATTGGAGTTATGCGAACCGGCCTGTACGGGAATGGTTTTTGAAGAAGATACAGAAAGACGGCATCAACCATCCACTACGCGCTCAAATGGGAACGATGATGTTTTACGAGTGAGGAAAAAAAATGAGTCTAACACCACAAATCACGCTGACCGCAACCCTGCAAGATATTTGCGGAAATGAGGCAGGCAGTGTCAGCAATCCTGCTCGCCTGCGGATTGTTTTGTGTGGCTATGGCTTGACGTTGCCGGTTATCGTCGGCACCTCATCGCTGGCGCAAATTGAATATGAAATCGCTTCAACAGGCTCCCCAATTTCGATCAGTCTATGGGGCCAAGATGATATCTCGCCCAGCGGGACCTTTTATCAAATCACCATTCTTGACGGAAACGGCAGAACATTACAATGCGGAGCCTATCAATTTTTCGGAACACAAACGATTGATTTGAGCAACGCAACACAGATCGTTCCCAGCGGAAGTACGCCATCAGGACTTGGCAGTTTAGAGTTGGCAGTTTGTAACGGAACCAAACCAGGCACAGTTTTTACAGCGTCAGGAATTGTTGTATGTGTCTTTGTGAATGGTCTGCTGCAACGCCCGACAATTGATTATACTGTGTCAGGAACCACCATCACTTTCAATTACACCGTTGGAGGAAGTTCAAATGTCTATGCGCTCTGCATTGTCTAAAGTCGCAGTCGTACTGCTTTTACTGACGTGCTATGCACATGCGCAGCAACAGATTGATCCATCGCAAAACATTGCATGGCCAGCATGTACTGGCACGCAACAGGTGTACAGCATCACGTTGAACCAATGCATCACGCCACAATCCGCGGCTGGAGCAGTCGTAGAAAGCCCTGTTATCACACAGACAGTAGCACAGCCGAGCGGGACAAACTTCAATGTAACCACGAGCTATGGCGGCAAGGAAGAATACAATGGCAGTGAAGTATGTTCTGCTGTAAATGGACTGTGCCTAGTACCAATCACTGCTGGAACTGAAAACATAGGTTCCACTACAAATTGGTTCAAAAATTTGTTTATTGGTTATGGTGCAAGTTATTATACAGAAATTAGTGGCTATAATTCACAAACAGGAAACGTAACTTATACTATGCCCCCTGTTGCTACCGGCAGTGATACATTGGTTTCAATTGCTGCTTCACAAACGCTTACAAATAAGAGCATTGCTGGTAGTGAAATCAACAGCAGCACTATTGGCACTACTTATGGTGGCACAGGTCAAAACTGGGGATCAAGCTCTGGTATTCCTGAATTGAACGCTGGAACATTTGGTTTATATAATACTTCATGTTCAAGTGCAACCAATGCGCTAACTTGGAATAACTCAACAGAAGCATTTGGATGCAATACTATTTCATCTGGCACTGGTACAGTAACAGACGGAAGTGGTGTAACAACTGCCGGATACATTCCAGTATCAACTACCTCTGCTCACGTATTGTCTTATACACCAACCAGCACATACAACCTTAGTGTGCCAACTCTAAGTGCTAATGATACTGTTGATACCCTTGGTGCAGCACAAACATTTACTGGTGCTAAAACATTTAGCACAACAGCACCTATATTCTCAGTTGGCCTAGTATCAAACACTGCTGGAACTGGTAATATTGGATCAACTTCAAAGTGGTTCAATAACTTATTTTTTGCCGCTGGTGCAAGTTACTATACTGAAATTAGTGGCTATAATTCACAAACAGGAAACGTAACTTATACTATGCCCCCTGTTGCTACCGGCAGTGATACATTGGTTTCAATTGCTGCTTCACAAACGCTTACAAATAAGAGCATTGCTGGTAGTGAAATCAACAGCAGTACGGTTGGGTCTGGATATGGCGGCACAGGACAGGCATGGGGATCAAGCTCTGGTATTCCTGAATTGAACGCTGGAACATTTAGTTTATATAATACTTCATGTTCAGGTGCAACCAATGCGCTAACTTGGAACAGTTCAACTGAAAGTTTTAGCTGCAACACTATTAGCAGCACAACACCTGGTGGCAGTTCAGGAGCCGTTCAATACAACAACTCTGGCTCATTTGGTGGATTGAGTACAATCGGTTCCAATAATGTTTCAACAGTAACATTGGCACAAAATTGCACACCGTGTATTGGCGGATTGAATATCAACATTACTCCAGGTGTTAGTGGCACAGCTACAGCAGAACCAGCTTATCTAAATTTTGGTTCATATTGGGTACAGCAAACACAAGACCCAGTATCAGCAAATCCTTCAACATTTCAAATACTTGACAAGAACAGTGTGCCAAGATTTTATGCTGGTGCAGCTTCATCAACTGCTTTAGGTTTTACCAGCATTGATGCTGATGGCAGTGGAAACAGTGTGAATGTAAATGACCAATCTGGTGCTGGCACTGGTGGGTTGTCTATTTATTCAGGCGGTGGTAGCCCTACAGTATGGGCAACTATTAGCAGTTCACTTGCTGCGTCAAGTGGATACACTTGTTTGCAAGCTAATACTTCCGGCGTTCTTAGTGCTGTTGGAAGTGCTTGTGGTACTGTAACTGATGGCAGTGGCGTGACTACCGCGGGAATCATCCCCGTTTCAACCACTACGGCGCACACCCTCAGCTATACACCAACCAGCACATACAACCTTAGTGTGCCAACTCTAAGTGCTAATGATACTGTTGCTACCCTTGGTGCAGCACAAACATTTACTGGTGCTAAAACATTTGGTGC